CGACTGATGAATCGTTTCGTGTTTATGTCGATTATCTGGCACTGAAGCGACATTTTACTACTGATAGTTACGATTACCAAAAATATAATGGAAAAGTAAGAGCATCATTTGATAGTTTTTCCACTAGAAATGATGTTTTCTTTTTCTATAAACTATCAAAGAAAAAAGATTGGCATAATATGATATTGGCTAATATACTTAAAAACCCAAACATCTGGGTAAGAGAAATATTAGAAGAAAATGCCGAAACTATTTTTGCTGAATGGGAAGGCAGAATTGACTCAATAACATACATATTCAAAAATGATCTCTCTAGATTAAAAGAGAATTATGCAGAGAATTTTATCCCTGTTAATGGTCAGCACCCATATGTAATATCACTATATTTACAAAACAAAATATCCATTGAAACGTTTACAATTTTAGCAAACATTTCAAATGTTTATGAACGATGGTCAAAGGAAGTAGTTGACAAAATCGTGGCAGGTGATATTATTAGACTATCCAAAAAATATTATCCATTTTTGGAAATAAATCGAAAAAAATTTTCAGATATTGTCAAAGAACACTTTTTCGAGTAATAAATAAACTCGTAATGATAAAATAAACATTACGATACATTGTAAACAATTGCATATAATGCTATATAAGGAGAAACACTATGGCTGTAGATTTTCAAGCACTAAAGAAGAACCGTTCAAATTCACTCGAGAAACTGAACCAACAGCTCACAAAAATCAGTTCCAAATCATATGCCGATCCAAATGAAGGTAAATATTGGAAACCGACTCGAGACTCAGCAGGTAATGGTTTTGCGATTATTCGCTTTCTAGACTCACCAGAAGGCGAGGATATGCCATTCGTACGTCTATGGGACCACGGGTTTAAAGGTCCTGGTGGTTGGTATATCGAAAATTCACTTACGACAGTTGGTCAACCAGACCCAGTATCTGAACTAAATACCAAACTATGGAATGTGAGTACTGACGATAGTGCTCCAGAACGTAAACAAGCACGTGACCAGAAACGCAGACTTCATTACATCTCTAACGTATATATCGTTAAGGATTCTGGCAACCCAGAAAATGATGGCAAGGTATTCTTGTTTAAATATGGCAAGAAGATCTGGGACAAACTCAATGATCTTATGAATCCTTCATTCGAAGATGAAAAGCCTGTTAACCCATTCGATCTATGGGAAGGTGCTAACTTCCGATTGAAAATCCGGGTGTTTGAAGGTTATCCAAACTATGATAAATCTGAATTTGATTCATCGTCTGCTTTCTTCGAAGATGATTCTGAAATTGAAAGAGTATGGAAACAATCACATTCTCTCAAGGATGTCATTGATCCAAAGAACTTCAAACCATATGATGAACTAAAGGCAAAACTTCATCGTGTACTTGGCATTGTTGGTGCTGATGCCGATCTTCGCTCCAATGCTGCGTCTTCAGCAGAGGAAGATCTATATGGTGAACTCGATATGAGTAAAGCACAGGCCCCTAAAAAAGAGACACCTGCAGCTCCAATGAAAGAACAAGCCGCTTCAACTGACGAAGATGAAGATGATCTAGAGTTCTTCAGAAACCTTTCAAAGACCTAAAATCACAACTTAAAGATGGAGAGGGTTAATTCCCTCTCCAATTAACATTCACTCGATTCAATCGAGTTTATTGTATACTTTAATGAGAGGATATACACATGAAAAAAGAGGCTAAAATAGAAGACTTTGATTTTGGTTTTAGTTTTGCTGATGAAGAAGTACATGAGGTCAAGGAAAGCCTAGGGGCAGTTATCCGCGGTGATAAAGAAAAAATAGAAGATTTAGAAGATAGACTCAAACTTCTATATTCATCAATTATTCCTTTCTTGGATAATCTTTGTAAAAATCCAGAAAAATCAACAATACATTGGCCAAACAGAGTTGAAAAAATCCAAGAATATAAAGAAAAATTAAAACGAATTGTAGAAGGAATTCATAGATGAGTCTATTAGAAAAAATGTTAAAAGCAGGTAATATCAAAGCTGCATCAGTACTTTCCAAATCAACATTCTTTAACGCTAAAGATATAATCCCTACAGATCTTCCGATCTTAAACATTGCATTCAGTGGTTCACTTGAAGGTGGTTTGCTACCAGGTCTAACAGTAGTTGCTGGTGCTTCGAAGAGCTTTAAAACCATGCTATCACTATATTGTATGAAAGCATATCTTGATAAGTATAAAGAAGGTGTTGCTATTCTTTATGACTCAGAATTTGGTATCACGCCCGATTATCTTGAAAGTTTTAATATTGATAGTAACCGCGTTATTCACATACCACTTGAAAATGTTGAACAGCTTAAATTTGATATTGTCCAACGTCTACAAGAAGTAGATAAAAAGGATAATGTCTTTATTATGATTGACTCTATCGGTAACCTTGCTTCCAAGAAAGAAGTAGAAGATGCAGAAAATGAAAAGTCAGTTGCTGATATGTCACGTGCAAAGAGTCTAAAATCTTTGTTCCGCATTATCACTCCGCACTTGACTACAAAGAATATCCCATGTCTTGCCGTCAATCATATCTATCAGGAAATGGGTCTTTATCCAAAGGCTATTGTTTCTGGTGGTTGTGTTGTTGCGGGTACTGAAATACAAACACCAGACGGGTTGAAAAAGGTAGAAGATTTTAATGTGGGTGAAAAAGTTATTACACTCAGTGGCGAGCAAATTGTGACTCACGTGTGGAACCCAGATACTCTAGAAGATGGTATGCCAGAGTGTTATGAAATTACATTTGAGGATGGTTATACAGTTACTGTTTCCGATAAGCATAAGTTTTTAGTTAATGGTAAATGGGTAGAAGCCAAAGATCTAACAGTAGGAATTGATTGCACAGTTCTTTAAATTTATAAATACAGGTATCTACTATACTGTTAACTAAGGATACCAAAATGCACTGTGTATATAAACTTACTTTTACAAAACGCAAAGAAAGAGGCGAAGAACCATATATGTATATAGGTTCTAAATCAAATTCAACACTATTTGAGGGTGTTATTTATGATAAAAGAAATAAACCATACTATGGTTCTTCGACTTATAAATTTTTTAAAGATTACATAAATGAAGATATTATTGAAACTGAAATTTTAGCCACGTTTGAAGATTATAAAGAAACATTAAAGTATGAGTATGAAATACAAAAACACTTAGATGTTGTTGCAGATACAGAATATTTTAATTTATCATTAGCATCAGTAAATACTTTTAGTGATTCAGATTACGCAACATATAAAAATACCAGAACAGGTAAAACAGTAAGGTTGCCAAGAAATCATAAAAAAGTTCTAAACGGTGAATATGTAGGTGTTTCTAAAGGTACTATTTTAACCTCAGAGGAAAGAAAGAAAAGAGGATCTTCGGGTGATAAAAATGGATTTTATGGAAAAACTCATTCTGACGAAACTAGAAGTAAAATTGCAATCGCCAATAGCAGAGAAACTAGGTCTCCTGAGAAAGTTCAAGAATGGATTGAAAATATAGCAAAAAAACCTAAATCTGAAGAACATAAAAAGAAAATAGGAAGAAAAAATCTTATTATGTTAAAAAATAAAGAAACAGGTGCAACTGTAAGAATCCATAAAGATTTATCAGATTCATATGACAAAAAACTGTGGGTTAATCCTTACACATTATCAGAAAAAAAATCCACTGGTAGCAAATGGATTAATAATGGTATAGAAAACATAAAGATAAAGTCAGAAAAAGAATTGCCAGAAGGGTGGAAGTTCGGTAGACTTTATCAGGGTTGGAATAACAACAAAAGGAAAAAAGATGAAAATATCGCAAATTAAAAGTGTAGGTAAAAAGCCTGTTTACGATTTATCTGTAAACGAAGTCGAACATTATATTCTAAGAAATGGAGTAGTAACACATAATACTGGTATCTATTACTCGGCCAACCAAATCTTTATCATCTCCAAATCACAGGAGAAAGATGGAACTGAACTCGCGGGTTTCAAATTTACTATCAACATTGAAAAGTCTCGTTATGTCAAGGAAAAGTCAAAGCTTCCATTCAGTGTATTCTTTGACAGCGGTATCTATAAATGGTCCTCACTATTTGAGCTTGCTCAAGAATCTGGACACATTATTAAACCAAAAGTTGGTTGGTATCAGACTGTGGATATGGAAACCGGTGAAATCTCTGAAAAGAGTTATCGTGCAAAAGACATTGAGAATAATGATGCATACTTTGAAAATCTAATCAAAGACAAAGTTTTTAAAGACTATGTTGAACGTAAGTTTAAATTGACTGGTGGTGGATCTGGTGGATCACAAACACGTATTGACGATGATGAAGAAGATGTTGACATCGACGAATAAGTATGTTATTATGATTTAAGACTGCTCTGATCAGCAATGATCAGAGCATAATTTGTTTCCAAAGAGGTGGTTTATGATAGAAAAGACAATTATTTCGAATCTTTTATTTAATGAAGAATTTTCCCGCAAGGTTTTCCCTTATATTAAAGATGAGTATTTCGATGAAAATACGCACAAAAAGATCTTTTCTACTTATTCGGAGTATGTAGAAAAGTATAAAGAACCTCCGTCGATTGAAGCACTTAAAATTTCCATTGACAATCGAAAAGACTTGAATGAAGATGCATATAAAGAGGTATGCAAATCTATTGATGAACTTGCTATTGATAATAATACAAATCAAGAATGGCTCTTAAGTGAAACAGAAAAATTCTGTCAAGACAAAGATCTTTATAACTCAATCCGCAAAGCAATTCTAATTCTAGATGGTCAAGATAAAGATTTTGATAAAGGTGCTCTACCTAAACTATTATCAGATTCATTGGGTATCAGTTTTGACAGCAGTGTAGGTCACGATTTTCTTGAGGATTTTGATGATCGGTATGAATATTATCACAGAAAAGAAGAGCGTCTATCATTTGACATTGATATCTTCAATAAAATTACAAAAGGTGGCCTTCCAAGAAAGTCAATGACAGTTTTACTTGCTACGACTGGTGGTGGTAAATCACTTATTAAATGTCACTTGGCAGCGACAAGTTTGATGTTCGGAAGAAATGTTTTATATATTACAATGGAACTACCCGAGGAAGAAGTTGCCCGCCGAATAGATGCTAATTTATTAGATACTAGACTTGATGATTTATTGGTATTACCAAAGGAAGTATACCAATCTCGTGTCAATAAAATCAAAAGTAAAACACCTGGTAAATTAATCATCAAAGAATATCCAACTGGTTCTGCACATTCTGGACATTTTCGACATCTATTAAACGAACTTAGACTCAAGAAAAATTTTACGCCGGATATCATCTTTATTGACTATTTAAATATCTGTTCGTCATCTCGTGTCAAAGGTGCTGCTTCTGCAAATTCATACACATTGGTTAAATCTATTGCCGAAGAAGTTCGTGGTCTTGCAATGGAATTTGGTGTTGCTATTGTCACATCATCACAATTTAACCGTAGCGCGTATGACAGTTCTGATGTTGACTTGTCCAATACATCAGAATCCATGGGTATAGCTCATACAGCTGATGCTATTTTTGGTTTAATCAGTAATGAGGAACTTGAAGAACGTAAACAATTGATGATAAAACAATTGAAAAACCGATGGGGTGATTTATCATATTACAAGAGATTCATGGTTGGTATCGACCGTGCAAAAATGAAAATCTTTGATCTGGAGGAAGATGCACAAAACAAAGTAATGTCTGAAAGTAAAACTACCAAAGATGAAGATAAACCTGTATTTGACAAAAGTGCATTTAATGATGAATGGGCTGATGTGTCAAGTAAACGGAAAAAGAAATTGAAAGAAGCAGAGGATATATTGTGAGTTATATTGTAAAAAAGACTAATGCAGCCGCCGCATATAACATCTATGAAAAAGGTGGTGATGTACTTATTGAATTATCATTTGAGGAAAAGAAAGCAAAAGATCTTTGCCGAAAACTAAATCTTGGCTCTGGCTTTAATGGCTGGACTCCAATGTTCTTTGCAGTAAAACATGAGTTTCATCAAGGAACTTAATTTTTTTTACTTTATAAATAAGTAAAAAATAGGAGTTTATCTAATGTTGAGATTTAAATCTTTTATGCATCTTGATGAGGAAACTAAAAATTCTGTTTCTAATAATACTAAAGGTGTCATGCATGAATTATTAACTGGATATCATTTAAACGGTGGTAAACACATGACTCACCATAAAGATTCAAATGGTTATAGTCCAGAAGAAGCACATGATAAATTAAAAGCTTCAATGCATCCTGATGATTATAAAAAAGCAAATGATAGAGCTAAAGCGGCAGCAGACGACATAAAAACAAAATTACCTGCGGGCCATACAATACACCAAGTTCAATGGACTTCAAAACCTGGTGACATACATAGATCTACTGGTATTCATTCTACTCAAAAAGAAGATCCTTCTGATCTTATGATTCATACTAAAAAGAAATCTTCAGATAAACCGACATATCACGGAGTTAGTCTAAAAGTATCTGATAATTCTAATAAAAATATAACAACTTCTAATTTAGGTATTGAATCTGCTGGTTCCAAAGCTAAAGAAATGCACGAAAAACATAAAAGTGATATTCTTAAAGACTATCCTAACTTAAATAAAAATAATAGAGATGATAGAAAAGCAGAATTAAATTCAAATCCGGCAGTAAAAGCTGATATCATAAGCCGCAATAAAAAATTATTACGTACTATTGCAGGTGAACACGGCGCTGAATTACAACAAAAATTAGATAGCGGACAACATAAAGAAGTGGTTAATCACATTCGTGATGTTTTAAAGGCAAGAAATACACCTTTACAAAATGCAGGTCATAATTTTATAAAACATACTACATATAAAACTGCCAAAGGTATCCAACATCATACCTCACACCCAGAATCAGAACATGAACACATTCTTAATGATCCTAAAAATATTACAGTAAAAACAAATGGTTCTATTACTAGTTTTTATCACAACGATAAGAAATTTGCAACACAGACCCATAAATTTCAGTCTCAAAGTGATCCACTTTCTTCTATAGGGAGTACTTGCCTCCAAACTGGTAAATTAGTATAATTTAAAGTAGTAAATAAATGCAATCATTTAAACAATTCATTACTGAGCAATCTAATGGAAAGGGTCTCACAATATTTGATATTGATGAGACTCTATTTCGTACTAAAGCACTCGTCAAGATAATGAAAGACGGAAAACTAGTAAGAACCCTTGACAATCAACAATACAATGAATATAAAATAAAACCAGGTGAAACATACGACTATGGTGAATTTAGAAGTGCCGAAATTTTTCACGATACTTCAATTCCAATTTGGTCTATGATCAAAAAAGCAAAGGCAATTATTAAGAATGCAGTCAATGTGGGATCAAAGGTTATTATTGTCACTGCAAGACCAGATTTTGATAACAAGAACAAGTTCCTTGATACATTCCGTAGATATGGAATTGACATTGACAAAGTTTATGTCGAACGATCAGGTAATCTAAACCTTGGTTCATCTGCTAAAAACAAGAGGTTTATTTTCCATAAATACTTGCGTGGTGGTAAATATGAAAGAGTCAGGTTCTTTGATGATGCAATGCCCAATATTACTATGTTTAAGGCTCTTGCAAAAAATTATCCTAATATAACATTCGAAGCATATCATGTCCAACATGATGGATCGGTAAGGAAAGTATAATGCTATCATTCAAACAGTATCTAGAAGAAGAAAAAAATTCACATATGGTGCATCTTGCTGATGCAATCATTGATGGCGGTGTTGAAGGTACTCGTCAAGCAATTAATCATTTGAGAGTTCTAAGAGATACACTTGCCGGTCATACTAAAACCCCAATGAATATTTCTACTAAGTGGGATGGTGCCCCTGCAGTTTTTGCAGGTATTGATCCAACTGATGGTAAATTCTTTGTGGCAAAGAAAGGTATCTTTAACAAGAACCCAAAAGTCTATAAAACTAATGCAGACGTTGATGCAGATACATCAGGTGATTTAAACACAAAATTGAAATTAGCTCTTGCTGAGTTGCCAAAACTTGGTATTAAGGGCGTGATACAGGGTGATTTTCTTTATGCGCGCGAAGATATTAAAGAAGTTAACATTGATGGAGAATCGTATATTACTTTTCATCCTAACACGATTGTTTATGCGGTACCAAAAACAAGCGATCTTGCTAAACAAATACTTGGATCCAAAATCGGTGTGGTATGGCACACAACATACGGAGGAGACTCTTTTGAATCAATGTCAGCGAGTTTTGGACAGGAGATTGCAACAAATCTCAAAAAAGTAAAAACTGTCTGGTCTGTTGATGCTGTATTTAAGGATGTTTCTGGTAGTGCTACAATGACTGCTGAAGAAACAAAGCACGTAACTGCTCTTCTTTCAGATGCAGGAAAAATATTTGCAAAGATAAAAAGACCAGTATTGGATGGACTTTCAGATAATGAAGAGCGTAGAATCCGTGTTAATGCTTTCATTAATGTCAAAGTGAGAGAAGGCCAGAGAATCGGTGACCCCAAGAAATTTATCGCTGATATGATTAAATATATAGAAGATTATTATCAGAAAGACGCAGACAAAAAGAAGTCAGATGCTGGTAAAGAATCTTCATTTAAAAAGCGTGATGAGATACTTTCATACTTCAAGGAACATGGGTCTGATGTTGTCGATGTTTTCCGTATCTATAATATTGTAGACGAAGTTAAGTACATACTATTGGATAAACTCAATAGAGTAAATAATATGAGAACATTTCTTAAAACCAAGGATGGCTATGAAGTAACAGGTCAAGAAGGTTTTGTTGCTATTGATCATCTCGGTAAAAATGCACTGAAATTAGTAGATAGATTGCAATTTAGCAAAGCAAACTTCTCACCTGAATATATCAAAGGATGGCAAAGATGAGCGCACTAAACGAATTTAAAAAACTTCTTGCTGAAGCTAATAAACTTCAAAATAAAGAGATTAAAGAAGTTAAAGAATCAAAAGAAACTAGTATTAGTTTAACTCCGCAAACTAATATTCAAGTGAATGAAGAAGAAACAATTGCACAAAAAACTGCAAAATATCTTACTAAAAAGAGTGATGATATTCCTGCAACACCTGCAAATATTGAAAAGCAAAGATGGGATGACCCACTTCGTAAAAGTTCTACTGAAAAGTTTATAACATTTAAGGAAATGGACGACCATTATGGTCTATTCCTGCAGCGAATCCAACAGCAGATGTCAACCATGGGTGGTGGCGGTGAAGTTAAATTTGCTAGATTAGATGATATTAATTCAGCATCTGTTGGATTAAACAAATATTTAACATATGATCAAAATACTAGAAAATTCTATTTTGATACTGTAGGAATCAGCGATGGTCTTTACCTGAATACAGATAATGAAGTTACTCTTTCTGTTGCATCACCAACAGTACTCGGTGGAATAAAAATAGGACAAGCATTTGAGATTGACGGTTCTAACGCGTTACAGATTATAGTAGCAACTAATACAGATCTTGGCGGTGTTAAACTGGGCCCAGGTGTTACAGTTAATGATCAAGATCAAATTATTATTGATTCTACTGGATTAGATTTCTCATTCGGTGATTTTGCAGCCACAGTAGGTACATATACATCTAATACCGAATATGCCATTCTAAAAGCAATAAATGATGATGAAGATGTAGTTATTGCATCCAATGGCATTGGCAGTATTAACGTAGTTGGACAATTTCATGTACACCCAACTAATGGATCACTTACCGAGATTTTAGAAGAAGAGCCAGTGTTTGCAGTCAAATCAGATGGTCAAGTTAAGATGTTGGTGCCAACTATTGATAGTATCGAAGGTGCCGTGAGTATAGTAGGTAGTGCAACTGGCGCATTTATATCTCCTCTCAACACTGGAGTTATGCTACACATAACAGGACAGTATGATACTCCTGGAATCCCATCAAGAATTTACAATGATAGTCAAAATGCGTTTGCAGCATTTGTTGCTCGTCGGTTTAACGGTACAGTTGCCGCTCCTACAGCAGTATTGGCTGACGAAGAGATCATGCGTATCAGTGGAACAGCGCATGACGGTACATCTATCCCAGGCGCTGGAAATACTCGGATTATTTACAAGGCAATTGGAAATCAAACGTTGACTAATCACGGCGGTGCCATTGAGTTGTGGACTACCCCATTAAACTCTACTACACTTGCCAAAATTGCAACAGTAGACAGCATAGGGATTACACTCGAATCGGGTAAGGTATTATCGGGTAATGTTACTGGGAATGTGTCAGGAACTGCCGGTTCAGTAGCAGCTGCTAATATTACTGGAACGACACTAGCAAGCAATGTAGTTACAAGTAGTCTAACCACAGTAGGTACATTGACTAATCTAACAGTCACAAATACTATTTCTGGTTCAATTAATGGTAATGCAAACACTGCTACTACTTCTACAAATCTTTCTGCTGCCACTAGTATACTTGCTGGTTCTGTATCAATAGACCCTGCTTCAATTAATAAAACATCAGCTAGTACATTAACGTTTACTGTAAGCGGATTAACAACTAATCACAAAATTGTGATAACTTCTGGAACTGCATTACCTTATGGATTAATGATCGCAGGAGCATGGGTTTCTGCTGCAGATACACTTAGTATAGAGTTTCATAACTATGGCGGCAACGTTGACCAAGGCGCAACTACTATACAGTATTTTGCCTGGGTATAATTTAAATGGGAGAATTAGAAGTAAGAGGCAGCTGTGTTACTGACAAGTGTGGTGCAGTATGTTGCAAATTTCGTGTCTATGATGATGTAGACAAAACAAAGTTTACTCTAAGATGGTGTGAACATTTCAATCAAGAAACCATTCGTTGTAATATATATGAAACTAGGCCAGAAGGTTGTCGAAGATATCCAGATGTGATGTCATTAGTATCATTTCCTAAATATGAAGGATGTAATTATTATCTTGCTGATGTAAGTGATCCGATCCTGCCATAACATAACCGAATACCTGCCTTTCAGGAATGTCAATACTCATTACCTATTCTTGTGTTATAATGTCTATAAATAAGGGCGTATGACACACAGAGTAGGAGACAGACATGCTAAGAGCAATAATTGCTGCTTATAAAAAACACTTAATGTATACTAGAACTCTTAAAGAGTTATCAGTACTTTCCGACAGAGAATTACATGATCTAGGTATTACAAGATCAGATATTCAATCTGTTGCACACGATGCAACAGATGGCGAAGAAATTAAATTTGAGTTTAAACCTTTTCGTGACTTTTTTAAAGTAAAGACCGAAAAGAATAAAATTGATGAATATCTAGCAGAATCCGCAAATGTAGTAGATCTTGAAAATAGACTTAAAGATCTAGATAGAGGTCTTGCACCATGGCAAGTAAGAGCTAGAAACCTTTCACATGGTTGGGCACAATGATAGATCCAGATCACTCAGTATTTCGCACACCGTGTGAAAAGAAAAAAGGTGGTAAATAATGTCACACATTCCTTATTACGGCGAAGATGAAAAAGAAGAGAAAAAGAAGAAATGAGCATTTCAGATATAGGTATTATAGAATACTATAAAATAGAGTATCATAGAGAATGGTACGGTGCCTGGCAAAATGGTATCAAATTAACCGCTAAAGATATTAGAGACAGACTTGGAATAAAGTAATACTATACACAAAAGAATAAATATAAGGTGGGATAAACTCCACCTTTTTTTTATTTTACTGATGAGATTAATTATACATGAAAGAATGGTTTGAAGGTAAAACAGTTGCTATTGTTGGGAATGCTGAATCTCTTATAAGACAGCGATATGGTCAAGAAATAGATCAAGCCGAAGTAGTAGTTCGTATTAACAGAGGCGGTTATAGGTTCTCAGATTTTCCGGTACAAATGGGCACTAAACTTGATGTCTGGTGTATGCAGAATGGCAGACAAAATAAGCCATTTGTAACCAGAACTAAAGCACATAAAATGCAGATGGATACAATCGATGTATCTCCGCATTTTATAGATTTGGTAGATTTGGTATATACCAAAGAAATGTGTAAAGAACTTTCATCTAATTTAAGTAAAAAACCTTCGACTGGATTAAGAGTTCTGGATTATGTATATCGTTCGGATCCAAAAGAAGTAAAGGTTTATGGATTTGATTGGAAAGAAACATTTTCATGGCACGAAAAAAGAGTGTGTGTAGCACACAGTTTTAAAGAAGAAAAAGATTACTGTGAAAAAGTTTTTTTTGCAAAATCTTGGTTTATAGTGAGAAAATAATGCAACATTTTAGTACTAATGTATATTCATCAACTGATAGAAATGGTAAATTTAAAAAATATGATGATATTATTAAAACATTTCCAAATAGTAGATTAATAAAAGAAATAAATTACAGTGAATCCGATTTAGCAATAATATATAGTTGGATGACAGAAAGAAAATCTATTGCAGGTGAAAAACCTGCTAAAACCAGTATAAAAATGTTTAAAAAGGAAATAATAAATAAGCAATTAAAATCTTCAAATCATGTTATGGCTATTGATAATAGTCTTTTTGTCTATAAAGATCAATCATATAGATATAATTATCTAAGATATAGTATGGATGGTGTGTATGCAAATACCGGTTACTATTTTGATAGAGATGTTGATAAAACTAGATGGGAAACAATAAAGAAAGATTTATCTATCGAGGTAAAGCCTTGGAGAAAATCAGGTAATCATGTTCTTTTGTGTTTACAAAGAACAAATGGATTTTCATTTAATTATGAAAAAGGTATTATTAACTGGTTAACACAAACTATTTTGGATATATCTAAAGTCACAGATAGAAAAATAGTAATAAGAAAACACCCAGGTGATGGGCGGTTACATACTGCAGTTGAACATGTGATGGCAAGTTACAAAACAAAAATTAAAAATATGATTCGTGCAACATCAAATACTAGAATAGAAGAAGATCTAAAAGATGCATGGTGCTGTATAGTATATAATAGTTCACCTTCAGTTGTTAGTACTATTGAAGGTATACCTGTATTTTTATTAGATCTTGATCCAAAAAAGAGTCAAGCATATCCTATGTCAAATATAAATCTTGGTTTAATTGAAAATCCAGATATGCCAGATAATAGACAAGAATGGTTAGAGCGTTTAGCAATGTCGCATTTTAGTTATGATGATATTGGAAAAGGTTTATTATATAAAGCAGCATATAAATTTTTTGAGGAAAAAAATGCAAGGGTTTAAAGAGATAAATGGTAATCTAATTCATGAAACTGCAATAATTGAATGGGATGTAGTTGACATAGGTAAAGGTAATATAATATACCCCTATGTTACAATTGGGTTTGATGCTGTTCATATGCGAGAGAAATCTGACGGCATTGTAAAGATAGGAAATAACAATGTTATTAGAGAGTATTGTTCAATAAATAAACCAACTGTTTTATCTAAAGTAACTGAAATAGGTTCTAATAATTATTTAATGATGTATTCATATGTAGCACATGATTGCATAGTAGAAGATAATACTACTATATCAAATTCCGTGCAGATCGGCGGGCATTGTAGAATAATGAAAAATGCTAATATAGGTTTTGGTTGTATGATACACCAATTTCAAGTGATTGGATCTTATTCAATGTTAGGTATGGGAACAATTGTTACTAAAAAGAGTACAATATTACCAGGAAATACATACGTTGGTTCACCTGCAAAATATTTAAAGAAAAATACAATTGCATTGACTAGAAATAGTATAGATGAAGCAATGTTAGACGTTGAAATAAATAGATATCAACAACTTCGAAAGTTAAATTAAATGTTTTTATTATTAGGTCATGGTTATTGGGGTAAAAATATAGCAAGAACATTCAATAAAGAATTATATGCTATATGTGAATCTAATCACTCAATACATCCACAATTAAAAGAATTATATCCACATGCAATCATTTATGATAATTTTGATTTAGCATTAAATGATGTTAATATCAAAGCAGTACTTATAGCGACAAAAGCTGCTACACACTTTGATTTTGCTAAAAAGGCAATAGTAACAGGCAAACATGTGTGGATTGAAAAACCTGCGTGCACATCTTTAACTGAAATAAATGAACTTATTGTTCTATCTGAGAACATGGGAGTAAAAGTTTTTGTTGATCATATTATGTGCCATGACTCTACAATACAACACATAAAAGAAAATATTGATTTTGGTGAACCTTTATATTTTGAAAGTTATAGATTACACCAAGGTCTATTTCAACCGGATGTTGATGTACTATATGATTTAGCAATTCATGATTTGAGTATCATTGATTTTCTTTTTCCAAATCAAAAACTTATTTCTAAGACTGAAATAAAGAATTATCATGTAAATATATTATCAGATCACGCTATAATAAATTTAAAATTTGAAAGTGGTTTTAGAGCAACTATTACATGTAGTTGGGTATCTCCGATTAAACAACGACAAATTTTTATTGCTGGTTCAAAATTGCTTTTAAATTATCTAGATGGTCGCTGTAATGTTTTAAATATTGATAAACCAATAGATGAAAACTTTTCATTTGAAAATTGTAAAAATGGAATTGAATTAAAAATTAAACAAATGCCTGGTTTAGAAATGGCTAAACAAGCATTTATAAATGGTATTGCTAATAATGACAATATGATTAGTGATATCTATCAGGCAAGAAGGATACAAAAATGGCTGGAATAATACCATTCTTTAATCTACAAGCAATACATAAAGATTGTATTAATGAATTAAATGCTAGTGCAGAAACAATAATACAAAGTGGTAACTACATTTTAGGTACATCAAAGTTTGAAGAAGAATTTGCAAATTTTGTAGGTTCATCATATTCTGCATGTGTTGCTAGTGGTACTGCAGCACTTCATCTTGCAATCAAAGCATTAAACATAAAACCAGGTGATGAAATAATTACAGTTGGATATACATTCAGAGCAACTGTTTCTGCAATAATGTATGAAGGTGCAATACCAGTATATGTAGATATAGATCCAGAAACATTTTGCATGGATGTTTCAAAGGTTGAAGAAAAAATCACAGAGAAGACCAAGTGTATCATACCAGTGCATTTATTTGGTAATGCGGTAGATATGCCAGAACTTATGAAAATAGCAGATAAGTATGGTATACCTGTAATAGAAGATTGCAGTCAGGCACATGGTACTACTATAAATGATAAACACGTTGGAACATTCGGTGATATAGGTACTTTTAGTTTTTATCCAAGTAAAAATATAGGTGCACTTGGAGATGCAGGATGCATAATCACAAATAATGAAAAACATTATGATAAAGTCAAACGATTACGGAATTGGGAAGTTGGAGATATTGGTTATAACTATAGAATGGATAATATTCAAGCAGAATTTCTATCCGTAAAACTTAAACATTATAGTCGCGTCATGTCTGCAAAGAAAGATATTGCAGGAGAATATAGCAAATATTTTAGTAATATAAAAACTAAACCTGGCGTAAATCATTCTTATAACATTTATACTATTTTAGTAAATAATAGAGAAGATGTTATAAGTAAAATTAGTAGTAAATTACAGACTAGAGTATATTATGATATTCCCGTAAGTTCACAAAGTCCTTACATATTTAATACAAGCGGCTTAGAAAACACAAATAAACTCGCAAAGAAACAACTTAGTCTTCCGATATATCCAAATCTTGATGTAAATACAGTTATTGAAATAATTAAGGAAACCATAGATGATAACCTTTGCACCGTTCTATAAAAATTTAAAAAAATCTTCCGAAAATATGTCTACAGAATTAAGAGAAAGAGTAAATTTCTTTGATTATATGGATGCAATAGAAAAGTTAAAGAATACATTCTATGCATATAACTCTAAAGACCATAAATTCGTAATACAAACTGATGAATTTACTGAAACTAATGGTATAGATTGCTTTAGAAGTAATTTATCTGATGTTCCATTAATGGGTGCAATAGTAAAAGCAAATACTAATTTTGTAAAAAATCATATGGGTAAATTAATCCTAACAGGTGCTGATCATTTAATATGTGGTAGTGTTGAAGCTTTCTTTAAAGATGAATTTGATCTTTGTTTCTTTGTGCACCCTAAAAAAAGGTATGTAAGAAACTCTGTAGTTTTAGTCAATTCAAATGAAAACAATAAAGATAGAATTGACAAGTTCTTTCAAACTAGAGAAGAATTTTATTACAAATCTACCGAGGAAGAAAAGAAATGGGGTGCTGATATGTATAGTATTAATAGAGCACTCGAAAGCAAAGGCTTAATTACAAAGTATTTTGAAAATAAAAATAATCACTTCTTTGATTATGATGGCCTAAAAGTAAAAATTATGGACTATGATGGTTCTGCATATGTAAAACCATTAGATGCTACTGGCCGTTTAGTTGTTAAAAGCTTAGATATAGTCATAGATGTCAAAGGTGGTGCTTATAGAAAAAGATTTTTTACTAAAGCATATGAAGAATTAATGAGAAGGAAACCTAAATGATACCAATTTTTATAGGATTTGATAAGAGAGAAGCAACAGCATACCACGTTTGCAGCAATTCAATTATAAGACTATCATCCAGTCCAATAAGTTTAAACCCACTTTCATTAAATCTTTTGAATGGTTATGAAGAAAAGCATACAGATGGAAGTAATCATTTTATATACAGTCGTTTTCTAATACCACATTTAATGGGTTACAAAGGGTGGGCTGTATTCTTAGATGGTGATATGATTCTCCGTGGGGATATTACAGAACTATGGAACATGCGAGATGAGTCGAAAGCCGCAATGGTGGTGAAACATGATTATAAAACACGAATGGCAGAGAAATATCTTGGTGCAAAAAATGAAAATTATCCTAGAAAAAATTGGTCAAGTGTGATATTATGGAACTGTGGACACGAATCAAACAAAGTAGTAACACCGGAGTTTGTTCAGAATGCAACAGGTGCACAAGTACATAGATTTTCTTGGTTAGATGATAGTTTAATAGGTGAACTTCCTATTGAATGGAACTGGTTACCAGATGAGTTCGGTGAAAATAAAAGTGCAAAATTGCTTCACTATACACTAGGCACCCCTTGTTTCCATGATTTTGCGACAACACCTATGGCAGATGAATGGCACAGAGAACGAATTTATATGGATTATAGTTTACAGAGAGGACTATGAAAGAACTATTTGAAGGTAAAACAATCTCTCTAGTTGGTAATGCTAAAAGTCTATTCAATACCAATTATGGAGCCGAAATAGACTCTTCGGAAGTTGTCTGTAGAATTAAACGGGGATTTTTCATGTTAAAACCAAGTGATGTAAAATCACATGGCCAAAGAACTGATGTTTGGTTTCTAAATTGGTTTAAAACAATGAACCCGAAAAAGGTCACAACAAAAACTTGTAATCATACTATAGAAATATTAAATAGCCCTTTAATAGATATAGAATGGCTAAAAAGTGATTTAGGTCACCACAGACCCTCAACCGGTTTGCGAATTTTACATTTAATTTCTCTTTATAATCCTAAAAAGGTTTGTGTATATGGATTTGATTGGAAAGCTACTCCATCTTTTCATGATACTAAGCTACACGACAATAGGCACGATTTTCAATTAGAAAATAAATATTGTGCAAATAAATTTTTTAATACTAATATTTTTGAGTTAAGAAAATGAAAGAATGGTTTGAAGGTAAAACAGTTGCCATTATCGGCAACGCAATGTCTCTCTTTGATAAAAATTATGGCAAAGAAATTGATTCACATGATGTAGTAGTAAGACTAAATAAAGCTGCAATGCTATATGATAGAATGGATGTTGAAAAAAGTCATGGTAAAAAGACAGATGTTTGGATATTTTGGAATACTAGTGAATACAAGAATCAATTTTCCAAATATCCAAAAGTAAAGAAAATGCACGCAGGCCACCAGGCAAGATTTGACGCAAATACAAAACAAACTGATTTTGTTTATCCAATGATACCAAATTATACAGAACTAAGAAAAAAATCAGGACAACATAATAATCCAACTACTGGTTTAATTGCATTAGATTGGATAATGAGTTCTAGCCCTGCATCTTTAGATATATATGGATTTGACTGGAAAGAAACTCCAACATATACAGATCCAAAACGAATTAAAGATAGAGGTTGTCCACACGATTTTGCTACAGAAAAGGCATATATTACTACAGAATTTTTATCATTATCAAATGTAAGATTAAGATCATAAATGTAAAGTTAATGCATTATAAATATTCACAATATTATCCCTCATATTAGAGTTTTAAATGGAAAAGAAATCAGTAAAAAAAATAAATCCTAAAGGCTTTGATCCAAAGAAATATATAGACATTGAGCCAACATTGAGTGACAGAACAATGTCTGAAGCTAAAAATAAATCAGTTGTATTGACCTTTGGAAGATTTTCACCCCCAACAGTAGGGCACGAAAAACTTGTAAATAAGATAAAAGATGTTGCTGTTTCTCGTAAAGCAGATCCTATGGTATTTACATCACATACATATGATAAGAAGAAAAATCCACTTACATATGATGAAAAGATAAACTTTCTTCAAACTGCGTTTGGGTCATTAGTTAAAAGGACAACTGCAAGAACAATTATTGAAGTAGCAAAAGAACTGTCTGGCAAATATGATACACTTATTGCTGTAGTAGGATCTGATCGAGTATTAGAATTTCAGACATTACTTGACAAATATAATGGCAAAGAATTTGACTTTAAAACTATAGATGTTGTCTCAGCAGGTGAAAGAGATCCTGATGCAGATGATGTTTCTGGAATGTCTGCTTCAAAATTAAGATCACTTGCAGTAGAAGGTGACTTTGAAACATTCAAGAAGGGACTTCCTTCTAAATTAAAATCACATGCCGAAGAAGTATATAAAGCAATTTTAAAGGGAATGAAATTAATGGAAGACTTTGAAGATGAAACCTTAGAAGAAAAGGTAACTCCTCTTACATTTATGCAAAGACTCAAGCGCTCGATGGTCATGAAACGATATCATGGTAAGATTGAAGCTGCAAGAAAGAGAGCACAAAAGAGAAGAGCATCACCAGAAAAAATCAAAGATCGGGCACAAAAGAAAGCACTAGCAATTCTTCGTGCTAAAATTTCAAAAACTAAATCGTATGGTGACATGTCATCTGCTGAAAAATTATCACTAGATCAAAGATTATCTAGAATACCACAGTCAGTTATTAATAGAATTGCAACCAAACAATTACCAATTGTACGCAAAGCAGAATCAGACCGTATAAGCGCGATGTCCAGATCTAAAACTGAAAGTGTTGATGATCAATTCGAGATATTTCTTGAAAATTTTATGCTGGAGTCCGCCAATCTAAATAAAGACTATCATGCCGGACTCTCAAAATCAACGATAGCAAAAAGACAAGCACATTTTAATAAAGGTGCCGCAATGGATGATAATAATCC